TTAACTCGTTTTCCAAGACCATCAACGCTTCGTTGGTAATCTTGCTAATGGTAAGCAAGGTATTGCTCATGATATTTCCTTAAAAAAGATTTTGGTTACCGAATCTTTCCAGCCTTACGAGCCGCTTTCCATGCTTGATAAGTGCCGTGAAACGCTCCATTTGCGTCTATTTGTACACCCATCGCATTTCCAGTTGCTCTGATCGGATTGATCGGAGGTGGTGCTTTACTTTTGCCCACAGGATTACTAGGCGCATTCTCAGTTTTCCTCTCAAAACGAGCTTCTAGCTTTCCAATCTCGCGTAGCGCGGCACTTGGCGACATTGAAGTGATTTTTTTAGCTAACTCTGAGTTGTCCGCTAATTCATAAAGAATACGCGGCCCCGCATCGCTCTCTAAAATCGCATCTCGCACATGATCGGGGACGACCACATCCGAGCTTGCCACCATGTCATCAAAATCTGGCATCTCCGTTTTCGCTGCTGCCACTTTTTGCGACCAAGATTGAATAACCTTTTGTCGCTGTTCGTCGGCCCTGCGTTCACGTTCTTCCTGATCTCTTTTTACCAATGCTTGCTCAGTAGACCATTCTGCCAATGCTTCTGCGTATTCAAAAGCATCAGAGAATTGACTTGGCTGAGGCTTTGCATCAACGGGCTTTACCTGGGGTTGGGCTTGTTGACGCAACGCCGCTAACTCTTTTTCCAGATTTTCCCGAGCTTCACGTTCCCGTTGCGCTTCTTTACGCGCTTCTTCACGTTGTTTCGTTATGTCTGAAAAACGTTTTTCAAGTTTTGGATTACTCTTTCGTTCCTCTGTGGGTTTGGCTTCCTCTTTTTCGTCAGGCTCACTCTGAGTAACTTCTTCCACCGGCTCCGTAGGAGTTTCCTCTACCACGGCCTCGGGTTCAGGTTTGTCAGCTAGGCCCATTTTTGCGAAATAAAAATCTGCCGCATTCTCGCTAGTCAATACTTGTCCAGCTTCTTTATCACTTTGCATGAGTTTCCTCAAGGGTTTTCCCCATCTACCTGACGGGTAAGGTTTGTGATTTATATCACGAATTTAATTAAATTGCTCTCTCTGTTGTTTCGGCTGAAGCATTTTTTAGTGCTTCTCGGTCTAAATGAGCTAACAAAATAGCAACTTCTGCCTTTAGTCGTTCGACTTCCAACTGAGTTTGAGTCTTGAGCACCGTGTCATGAGCCTGAGTATCTGTTCTCAGCTTCATGTCGGTATGGCGCTCTGCATCCCGTAATTCGATCTCATGGGCGCGGTTTGTCTCTTTAATCAGAGTGCGTTTAGTCTCAGCGTCCTGTTTGACCTGCTCGATGTCTTGACGCTGCTTCATAGCCAACTCAATCGCTTGGAGTTGCTGTTGCATGTCCTTGACCTTCTTATTGGCCATTGCCAGTTGCATCTGGACTTGAGGAGGAATGTCGGACTTGTCGTCAATCTGAGCCAACGGATTGGAGGCGGCAAGGCGGTCTGCGATGATGTCTGCGCCTGGGAAATCCATGTTTCGGAACACTAAATCTCCAGCAATGCCGAACAGTTGTTGGTTTCCAGTAAGCAAAGGCATCATGGCCTCTACCGCAGCTTCCCGCTTAGAGTTATAGCCTGGGCCGGTTTCCATAACCACATCATATTGCCCAACAGTCATGTCGTGCATAACCTGCCAAACACCCTGATCGTCCTGTTTAGCCTCATTAATCGTCACTAAATCAGGCTTTCCGTCCTGACCAATGATCCGCATAACCCTTTGAGTGTCGTAAATCTTGGGGATAAGATCAAGAATGATCTTGCCAACCTGACAGATAGATTTTGTAAGGTTGTCGTAAAAGTCAAAGTTAGTCAGGTCAACTTGTTGTTGTTGGCCATTTAGGGCTTTTCCGGAGACGTTTCCAGGTAACTGCTGAGATGGGTCAAATATTCCCATCAAAGTCGCTATATCCTGATTGATTGCAGCAGACGCAGCCATTACACCAGACGGAGGAGGCTCGGGCTGGAGGCGCTGTGGCGGTGGCGCTATATTGCCATCAATGTCTGTCTGCTTATAGCGCAGCAGAGGGAACGACTTAACGTTAGCCGCTGCCCATTCATTCTCGTGGCCTTCATCCTGACCCTCTGCCATCAGCCATTTAGCCTTTGGAGCCAGTGCGACGCTTTCAGTAATCGTGGTTTGCCAGAAGTTATACATCCGCTGCGCGTCTTTGGCATGGCGAACAATACCGAATTTGTGACGTTTATCCCCTACAACCACATGGCGACCATAGACCGGAACGATTGGGATGTATTTGCTTGGCCAATCCCGTTCTTCCAAAACTTCAATTGCGGTTAGTTTCTTGTATTTAATCGTGCGTTTATAAGATTCACGCTCATTATCGATTGTAAGCCCCGCAGCCTTGACCCGAGCGAAGAAGTCTTTGCCATCAGCAAATTGCACTGTGCCATCATTTAATTGATACAGTTTTGCCTTTTCCATCACTGCGTAGTAATACTCAGCAACGCGAATGTCCTCTTTGGTGATCCACTCGGACTGAGAATCACCCGTTCCACGCTGGCTAAAAGAAGTGCCGCCGCCATCATCCGCGCCTGGATACATGACTTTGAACTTCTCTTTGCTAATCATGGTTGTGATTAAGCAACGCTCTGCGTCTGAGCCGTCTATCCGAGTTGAGTTCGGGTCAAAGTAAACTGTGAACGGGTTATCCACAGCGTCGATGTAGATTTCTTGGTCGAAACTGTCGTCTGAGACATATTTAGTAATCAACCGAATAAAGCCCCAACCCATCCTGACTGCATAGTCAAATGCCGTGTCATAGGCGTTATCAGCGTTGGATTGGACTTCAATGTGCCGACAGATGCCCTCGATCACTTCAGCCGTTTTTTCGTTAGCTTGGGTGTTCATCCCATGAACTTTAATCCTTGGGCGCTGCTGTCTTTGTTGGTTGGTGACTTGCCTGCAATAACCGTCTAACTTGTTAATCGTCAAAATAGGACGAGATTCAAGGTTTCGGCTGTTTTGGAGTTCAACTGGCCATTGCTCGCCCGCAGAGACGAATTTAAGGTCTTCTAGCCCTTGTTGACGGTTCATTGTCTCTGCGTCGTTGCAGAGCTTTAGGAACTGTTTTGCTTCGTCGATGATTGGATCGTAATCTGATTGGGACATATTTAGGCCATCCAACTGTTAGGCAACTGATAACTTGGCTTTGGTGGAGCGCGTTTCTTAGGCTCATTTACCATCAAGCCTAACATTCTGAACGCATCCGCACCGTGGCTATATTGGTCATGCAACGGGTTTTTGCTGAATTGTTTAGTTTCAGGGTCAACTTCGTAGCGATAGTGACGCAAACATTGTAGTCCATCGTGGCAGTTTTCCCTATCAAACCAGCAATTTCTGAATAAAGTCCTAGCAGCGTTGATACTGTCAGCTATTGGCGTTCTAGGGATTATTCGGGTTTTGTATCCCATACTTTTAACGATTTGTTCAATCGATCTGCCTGCCGCTGCAAGAGTTTTGTTTTCTGCGTCATGCGGTAACCAAAGGGTGTCATAGATATACCCGTAGGTCTGCATCTTAGCCAGGTAATCGGTAATCGTCTTTTGGCTGTCTTCGATATAGCGAATCAGGCGCGTTTCCATGCCAATGAACTGGACAAACCAAATAGCGGTCGCATCGCTCCAACCAAGGTCAAATACAGCGTGAACGGGCTTTGAAGGGTCATATCCTACCCTTGTGATCCTGTTTTCTAGGTCAGCTTGCTGGAGTTCTCTAGCGAATACCGCGCCATCCACGGTTTGTCGGCAAATGCCTTCCCAGACGGTGTTATAGGCTTGCATATCCCGCAGCTTAAGGGAATCCTTCTCTAAGCGCAGCGTGTCAGGAAACCACGGGTTGTCATTCCAATTGATCTTTGTGACCACTGAATTTTCTGGAGGGTTCAGGACAAAGCGCTGATAAGTCTCGTCTGTCTCCAGTTCAGGGTTAAAACTGATCCAGATTTCCGATTCTTCTTTACGGATGGTTGGAATTAAAACATCCCAGGATCTGCCAGACACTGACTGAGCTTCTTCTACCCAACAAATATCCACACCTTCAAATGACTTGACGTTAGCGATATTGTTTCTGAGGCCAACGAAGTTAAATTCTGTGCCGTTCTTGCCCCTAATGGTGTTTTGGGTTATCTCGTACATCCCATTTAGGCTCAAGTCGTCGATCTGGTCACACAAGAGCTTATGGACAGAATCCTTCATTGAGGTCATAAACTCCCGAGCGCAGAGGATACGGAGAGGGTCTTTAGCGCCCTTAATCAGTAAAGCCCGAGCAATGCCCCACGACTTAGCGCCACCACGACCACCATATAGGACGCGATACCGAGACTTAGCAGGCTGAAATAAGCAAGCGAGCTTCTCAGGAAACTCCGCTTTTTGAATTTTTGCACTTACTTCATTCATCCGTTTTGACTTCAGGCTGAACAAATGTTACCTGAATGCCCTGCAAAGGCTCACCATCTGCGCCTGTGACTTCCTGTTTAACAGTTTCAGACCAGCGCATCTGCGCCTTTGTCCACCAAATCAAACTGGTAGTGTCGCCTGCCACCGCCTTAGAAAACAGCGTTTTAGCGATCTGCCCGTTGGCTTTGGCTTTGCCCGTATCCAGTTCAGTGCGGTAATACTTCCTCAAAGTCTTGTCATCTATGCCGACCAAGATAGCGATCTGTTCGTGGGGCAAGCCTAAACCACTAGTGCTTTCGACCAGTTTTCGTTTCTCATCTGTTGGCTCATGAGCCTGTTGTGGAATGATTGGCATCTTTATTAAGGGGAACTCGCTTAAATTTTAAGCACTTTCTTCAGTTTCTGTCAAAAGAACGGCTTTTTTTCCTGTGAAATCTTCCCAACGCTTTACTATAACATCGCAATACTTTGGGTCAAATTCCATTATAAAAGCTTGGATGCCATTCTTCTCGGCGGCAATCAATGTGCTACCAGAACCACCAAAGAAGTCGGCGATTGTTTTGGCTGACAATTTAAAGCGTTTAATAATCCATTCCATCAATGACACGGGCTTTTGCGTTGGATGGACACGATTGGTCTTTTCAGATGCCTGCGTAAATTGACGGACAACACTACGGAAGTTTGCCCATGCCAATTCGCAGTCGGTTTGGTCTGATTGGCCGTTGTTTTTATCCCATACAAGCCAACATTCGCTGTCTGGCAATGCGGAACTGTAATAGTTGGCTCCCCACCAAATATGCTTTGATTCAGGATATAGGCCAAAAATCAGATTAAATGCGTCTTTTGCCACATCTTGGTTGTCATCGCCAAGAATGTCAACTTTGTAATTCTTTTTAAGGACTGAAGATTTGCTTACAGCGTTCATGCCATATGGTGGGTCGGTATGAATCAAATCTGGATAAACGCCTTGCATTAACTTATCCACATCATTCAAACTTGTTGAATCACCGCACATGAGTCGATGCTGACCCAATTTGTAAATGTCGCCTACCTTTGTTGTTGGATCAATAGGCAAGCTTGGCACTTCGTCTTCATCCGTCAAACCTTCTTCAAGTTCAACAGGATTTAATGCCTCGATCTCTTCCAAGCTGAACCCAGTCAATTCCAAGTCAAAACCCAATTCTGCCAACTGGTCAAACTCCAGTTTTAGCATTTCATTGTCCCATCCTGCATTTAACGCAAGGCGGTTGTCGGCAATGATGTAAGCTTTCTTTTGGGTTTCGGTCAGTTCTGCCAGTTCAATGGTTGGCACTTCTTTATAGCCGAGCTTACGCGCAGCCATTAGGCGACCATGCCCTGCAATAATGCCGTTATCCCCGTCTACCA